AAATTGGATTGGTTATAGATTTCTAATGGAAAGTGCAATTAATTTATGTAAAGCACAAGAAAATGGAATGAGAGTAGATACAAATGGAGTTAGTAAAGCAAAAGATAAATTAACAACTGAAATGAGTGTTCTTGAAAAAACAATTCAGAGAATGGTTATAAAAGCAGGATGGAATAGAGATGATAAATTTAATCCAAATGCTTCCGCTGATATTTCAAGATTATTATTTGATATAATGGGGTATAAGAGTGTAAAAGAGACTAAAACAGGCGGAGCTTCAACAGATAAAGAAGTATTAGAGAAAATAAATGATCCAATTGTTGCTCCTATTCTTGAATGGAAAAAATTACAGAAATTAAAAAATACATATATAAATGGTCTTGTTGTTGAAGTTGTTGATGGGTTAATGCGCCCATTTTTTAATATGTATTCAACAGTAACATATAGAGGCTCATCATCTAACTTTAATTTTCAAAATGTTCCTAAAAGAGATGAGTTTTCCAATAAAATTATTAGAGAATTATTATATCCACATATAGGACATAAAATAAATGAACATGATTTAAAAGGAGCAGAGGTGGTTACTGCTGCTTGTTATTGCTTAGATAGAAACTTAATAAAATACATAACAACTCCGTCTACTGATATGCACAGGGATACAGGAATTGAATTATTTATGTATGATGATAACCCGCAAGATTTTTTAAAGTTTGATAGACAGGTAACAAAAGGTGAATTTGTATTTGCAGAATTTTATGGAGATTATTATAAGAATTGTGCAGGTAATTTATGGAATGGTTGTTCAAAAGAAGCAAAAGAAAATCTAAGAAAACATGGAATTAAAAAATTAGGTAGTGTTGATCCAATAACAAATAAACCGGAAAAAGGCACTTTTGTAGAGCACGTTAGAGAGATTGAAAAAAAGTTTTGGACTGAAAGATTTTCTGAATATGCACAATGGAAAAAAGATACATATAATTTTTATTTGAAGCATGGATATATTGATAGTTTAACAGGTTTTCGATATTACGGGCCAATGTCAAAGAATGAAGCATTAAACAGATGTATTCAAGGTTCTGCACATCATATTTTATTATTTATATTTAATAGAATATCAGATGTTATTGCTAAAAAGAAAATGCAAACAAAACTGATGGGGCAGATACATGATAGTATTGTTTCAAGTGTATATCCAGATGAAGAAAATTATTTTAATAAAATGATTTGGTATTATGGCACACAGGAAATTAGAAATGTTTTTGATTGGATTATTGTTCCTGTTGAAATTGAAAAAAGTTCAGGACATATTGATGAACCTTGGAGTGAAATAAAAGAAGATGGTTTATTAGGTGTAAATGGGAGGATTATAAAAAAATGACAAGATATACAATAGTTTTTAAGCCTACAAGACAACATATTATAAAACGTATTTGTTTAGAATGGGAAAAGTCATGGCAATTTGTTAATAGAGATTTTACTTCAATTAGAAGCGCTAAAAGGTATGCAAAATTAAATAAAATTCATTGTTATGGTATTTATAAATATGGTGTAAATAAAATAAATGATGATGTTTTTCATAAAGGATACTAAGAAAAAGTAGACTCTATAATATTAAGTAAGGAGTAAAGAAATGACAGAAGTTGAATATTTAGTTCTTATTCAAAAAATAAATCAATTTGAAAAGCGGTTGTCTGTATTAGAAGGTGAAGATAAAAACTCATTATTAAGTGGATTATATCTTGAAATTGAACTGCCTGAAATGGATATTGATAAACTACATTTCACAAGACAGTATGTAAAATCATTATTTTTATTGAAAAATGGTTACTATTATGCTAAAGATGTGCTTTTTCATTCTGCAAGAAATACAATAGATAGTAACAATAGGGATATTTTAACAGAATATCTTGAAAGCGATGAAGTTAAAAAAGCATTTGTATCTGCATATAACAAAGCGGCAGAAAAATATAATGAAAACGCAGATATAAGAATAATATATAACATTGATACAGATGACATTGATGTATTTTTGCCGTCAAAAGATTTTGCAAATAATAATGAAGTAAAAACTTACAATGGTGGAAGAGAATCGTACTGGCTTAAAGAAAAATTTATTAAAACTAACTTCATGTATATGAGCGCTATGGGTTTTTCCTGTAACAACTACGCTTTCTATACAATTGGTGTTTCACCCGCTTTTATCATTGTCAATGCGTAATATTTTAATCTTGCGCCCTTGTGTGACGAGAAAATTTGATTTTTGATTAGGAGTTATTTGTAATGAGTGAAAAGAAAATGGAATTATACAGAAAATACAGACCAGCAAAGTTTGATGAAGTTATTGGCAATGAAATGGCAATTAAAACAATCAGACAAGAATTGAAGCATGGCAGTCATGTATTTTTGATGATTGGTTCTGCCGGTACAGGTAAAACCACTATTGCCAGAATTATGGCAACTTATTTGAAAGCAGGTGCAATGTCAATACATGAAATAAATTCTGCACAAAATAGAGGCATTGACAGTGCAAGAGAAATAATGGAGCAAATGAGATTTAATCCTTCCGATGGTGAAAGTATTGTTTATATTTTAGATGAATTTCATCAACAGACAAGACCAGCGCAAGAAGCATTTTTAAAACCGTTAGAAGATACTCCCAGTCATGTTTATTTTTTCATTTGTACAACTAATCCTGAAAAACTTATTGCACCGTTAAAAAGCCGTTGCAGTTTAATTGTTATGAAACCATTAACAGATGAAGAAATGGAACACTTAATTATTAGAACTGCGGAGGCAGAAAAAATTGAAATATCTGAAAATGTCATTGGCAGAATAATTCAAAATTCAAATGGTGGAAGCAGAAAAGCATTAAAACTTCTTGGCAAAGTTTTATATCTTGAAAATGACAAAGAAAGATTGAAAGCATTAAAAGATGTTAGCAATGAAGATGAACAAAAAGAAACTATTGATTTTTGCAGAGTGATTTATAGACAAGATACAAAATGGGATACAATCGCAGGTTTATTACAAAAAATGGATTTAACAGAGCCGGAAAGTATTAGATACGCAGTTCTTGGTTATGGTAATTCAATTTTAATGAAGGGTATGAATTCACATGTACTAAAAGTAATGGAAGCATTTTCAAGTGATACATATACAACGGGCAAATTTGGAATAACAATCATGGCGGCTGATGCCATTTTATAAGGAGATTTATTATGAAGGTTAAAATATTATTTTTATGTGATGAGAAAAAAGGAGAAGAAATATTTGAAAACATTGAAACCGTTACAACAGAATTTGTTGGTGGAAAAAGGCGAATTACTTTAATAAATAAAACAGGTGAACATAATATGCTTCCAGTAGATACAGTTTTAATTAGAATTGATAGTAGAGATTAAAGGAGTTTTTATCATGATCTTTGAATTAAAAGGAAAGAAACAAAAGTATTTTAATAGCATTGCATTTTTGACAAGGGCATTATTGACAGATGATTTTACAAGACCATTTATGAATATTATCAATGTTGAAACAGAAAATGATATTGTTTATTGTGTGTCAACTAATGGAAAAATCATGCATATTGTTGAATATAAAAATGATGAAACACCAATTAAAGTTGATGGATATTATTCAGTAAAAACAAATACAAAAGATATAATTATTTTAGAAAAAATAGACAGTACAATTTGTGGTAATTTTCCGAATTGGAGAAATATTACTAAAAATATGATTGATTATGTATCTGTTGTTGAAAGATATTATTTAACATTTGATGGATTAAAAGATAAATCAAAAGTGCATAGTATTTTTGAATTAACTTTTATTTTAAATAATTTGGGATATTGTTTTCATTCATCTTTTATACAGTCAATTGCGATAATGAATAGACATTGGGATATATTTTTAAGCCCGTATAAACAGTGTTCGCCAATAAAACTTGTTAGTGAAAATCATACTGCAATAATATGTCCATATACTGTTGACGCAACAAAGCCAATGGTTAATACAGTAGGCAACGCATTTGAAAAATTAGATAAAACATTAAAAGAAGTTTCAAATAATGCAGAATTATTTTATGCAGAAAGCATTGTTAAAAGAAGAAAATATTTATGGGAAGAATAGTTGTAATACTTAATTATTACAAGAATAAATAATAGCGGTTTTATGAATCTATAATAACTATTAAGGAGATAAAAAATGAAAAAACTAGAGTTGAATTTTGAACAGGATTTAAGCATTGACAAATATAAACTTGATCAAGAATGTGTGACACATTCCGCATTATATTATCGCTATTCAGAACTCGCAGCAAACGCAAAAAATCAAGTTGGTGTATTACAGGACAATCTAAAATTGATTATGGGTGAAGTCAATATTTCAATTAGAAACAAACTGACAAAAGATGAAATTAAGGTAACTGAGGCGCTTGTAAATGCAGAAGTTGAAAAAAGTCAAAAAGTGTCTGAAGCAAGAGAAGAATTAAGAGAAGTAGAATTAAATCTGTCCCGATTACAGGCAGGTGTATTCGCTTTTGAACATCGTAAATCACAATTGGACAATTTGGTTAAATTATACTGTTCGGGTTATTTTTCAACTCCAAGCAACTCCGGCAAGCAAAAAGAAAGTGTCAATGAACAAGTTGCAAGAGAAGCCAGAAAAAATCTGAATGGTAAGCGAAAACCAACTGTTGATGATGAGGATGAAGACGAATGAAAATAACAGATTATTCTAAATTTACTGCACCTGAATTATTGGAAGCATTAGGCGATAATGCACAAAAATGGGCACAGGCTTTTATGCAATTGTCAGCAGGCAAAGAAATAGATGAAGGTCTTATGATTGGATGGTTTGCCAATGCTATTGAACATTCTTCTGATATTAGAAAAATCTGTAATTGCGCAACTAAAGAATATCATAACAGTAATAATCCAGATATATTAATATCTGGTTAATTTTATTTGTAAGGAGATTGAAAATGTCTATTAAAGGAAAAACAAAGAAAAAGAATTCATCATTAGCAAAAAGAGCGCAAATTTCGCACTCTACGAAAGATCAAGGCGGTGGCGGTAGTCGTTGTATTGATTGGAAATCTGTTGACGGAGAAGTTCAATTTTATCAGCCATCAGTTGGAAAAAATGCGATAAACATTATCCCATTTGAAATCAAAAGCAAAAATCATCCACTTGTAAAACAAGGGCAGATGGAAGTCGGCGATTTAGATTATTGTCTTGATGTATGGACACATCGCAGTGTTGGCCCTACTGAAAGTTCAGTCATTTGTCTAAAGAAAACATTTGGCAAGGCATGTCCAATTTGTGAGGAGTCTGAAAAATTAAAAAAAGCAGGAAAAGATAATGAAGCTAAATCATTAGTCGCAAAGCGTAGAGTATTTTACAATATTGAAGATATAAGAAAAAAGCCCGGTGAGATACAGGTGTTTGAAGTTTCTCATCATCTTTTTGAAAAAGAATTGATTGATGAAGCAAGAGACGATGAAACATCAGACTTTGTTGATTTTTATGACCCGGAAACTGGCAAGACTGTTAAATTTAAATGTACAAAAGAAAAAATGGGCGGATTTGAATTTAACAGTTTTAAATCATTCTCATTTGAAGAAAGAGATGAACCAATTGATGATGATTTGCTTGCGTCCGCAATTTCATTTGACCAATACATGAACATTTTAACTTATGAGCAGTTGCAAGAAATATTGTACGGCGCAAATGAAGACGAAGACGAAGACGAAGATGATGAAGATGAAGATGAAGATGATGAAAAACATGCCAGAAAAAAAGTACATGCAAAGAAAAATGTTGACGAAGAAGACGAAGAAGATGACGATGAGGAAGATGAAAAACCATCAAAGAAATCTGCCAAAAAGCCAATTCTGCCGAAGTCAAAAAAGAAAGTTGTTGATGAAGACGAAGATGATGATGAAGACGAAGAAGAAAACTCTGCAAAAAAATCATCAAAGACTGAAAAATCAAATGGTAAGGCAAATTGTCCGCATGGACATACATTTGGCAAAGACGCCGATGAACATGAAGAATGTGAAGATTGCGATAAATGGTCAAAGTGCATAGGAGCAAAAAAGAACTAGGTTAAACAGGGAGCAGTTAAATAATACTGCTCCCTGTATTTCAAATAATTATTTGGGAGTAATTATAATGTCTGAAATTGAAAGTAACAAAACAATTAAAAAAGTGAAAAAAGTAAATGACAATAAAATTGAAAATCCGAAAGGAACTATCACATTAAATGAAGCAATGGCAATTTTAAAAGATAAATCCGACATTGAAAAAATGGGTTTAAGAATTGCCGCAGTGCGTGATGGTTTCAAGTCTTTACATATAGGTATTGGAAAAGATAAATTCCTTCTTTCTTATACAAAATTCATGAAGTGGATTAAAAATAATATTGAAGCAATTCCGGCAGATTATAAGTTGGCATCAATCGCTGCCAAAGAATTAAATATTACACCTGCCTATGTTTATAAACTGATTAGGAAACATAAAATCAAGAATAAAAAAATTGGCGGCGGAAGTGGTAAAATTTATGTTGATTTCCATACATTGAAAGATGTAATTGAAGCAGATTATAAATATAAAAGGAAAAGATAATGAAAAAACAGACTATCAGATTTTTAACTGGTAATACATTACTTGATATGGTATTAGGTGGCGCACCTAATATTTTTGGTAGTTCTGCTGGTAAATTTATCAATATAGTAGGTGATAAAAGTGCAGGAAAAACATTTCTCGCAAATGAAATGATTGCAACTGCATATCATACATTTGATAAAAAGAAATTTAAATGGGTTTATGATGATTGTGAGGCTGGTTATTCATTTGATACAAGAACAATGTATGGATTTGATATTTTACAAGAAAAAATAAATTCATCAACTGCGGAAGAAGCATTTGTAAATATTAGTAATTTTGCAAATAGTTTAAAAAATGATCAATTTGGTATCTATGTTTTGGACAGTCTTGATGGATTAACCAGTGATGAACAAGATGAAAGGGCTAATGATAGAGTTAAAACTATAAATGCAGGAAAAAGATATGATAAAGGGAGTTATGGAATAGGTAAAGCAAAATATCTATCACAAGAATTTTTTCCGCAGTTATGTTCAGTTATTCAAGATAAAAATATATTGGTTATAATAATATCACAGGTTAGAGAAAATATTTCTTCATTTAGTTTTGAAAAGTATACAGTTGCTGGAGGCAAGGCAAGAGAATTCTATGCACATACAGTATTATGGCTTGCAACATTGAAAAAAATAGTTAAAAAAGGGAAACCGATTGGAGTCATAGTAAAAGCAAAAACAACAAAATCAAAAACCCCTAGACCATTCAGAGATTGTCAATTTTCAATAATATTTGATTATGGCATTGATAACATTGGCAGTAATTTGGATTATCTGTATGAATTAAGAACAGACAAAGGCGAATTAACCCCTGCCGCTAAAAGTATCACATGGGGAGATGGTGAAGTAAAAAAACAAACTGCGTCGGTTGTAAAAAAGTGGTTGGCAGAGCAGAAAATATCCAGGAACACAAAATCAGGAAAAGAAAAAACATATGTGGCATTAGATATATATTTGCAAGAAAATGAAAAAGCAAAATTGGAATTGATGTTAGATTTTATTGATACAATTCCGCAATTGAAAGACTTATATAATGCAGAATTTGGAGCAGGTGGTATTGTAATGTCAAGAGATACACTTATTGAACATATTGAAAATAATGGACTTGAAAATGAACTTGCCGAAAAAGTTATTGAAAAATGGGAAAGTATTGAGGCAGATATTGCTTCAAAAAGAAAAAAGAGATATGCAACACCGCCAAGGAGCGATAATGAATGAGTGCAAATGAAAAAGCACTTTCAGAAAATCCAGTAATAAAGGAGAAGTCTAAAATAGTGTCATTAAAAAACTGTATTGAACAAATACAAAATATAGCAGAGACAAATATTAATCCTGATAATAAATCATGGGTACAGGATATTATATTTTTTACAAAGCAGGCAGAAGAACAGTTAATGAGAATAAATAATTCAGTGTGTGAAGGGTTTTAGTATGGCAAGATCAAAAATGATAAGTTTTACGGAGAAAGAAATTGAAATAATAGAATTTACTATTAAGACATTATCTGAACAGACTTTTTATGCAAAAAAGAAAAATTCATGTAATCGTATACTTGAAAAATTGAATAAAGAACCTAAAAGAATAAAAATATCATCGGCAAAAGCAAAAGGAAGAAATTTACAAAATTGGACAGTTGAAAGAATTGCAGAATTATTAAATGAAAAAGTAAGTAAAGACAAAGATGTAAATAATATCAGAGGCAGAGAAATGGGGCAGTCTGGGGTTGACGTTTGGTTACATAAAACACTAAGAAAGAAATTCCCGATTGCAGTTGAATGTAAAGCGCAAGAAACAATTAAAATTAATTCTTTTGTTGAACAGGCAAAAAATAATACATCAAATGATTTACCTTATTGGTTATTGGTTATAAAAAATAAACAAATTAAAAATCCAATTGCGGTAATGAATTGGGATTTGTTTGAATGGTTGTATAAATATATAGGTATGAATAAATCGGTCATTGATTGACAGTAATTTCTGATTGTTAACAGTGCTTATTATTTGGAATACTTAAGTATTACATTATATATAGAAGAAATTAAATAGTTTTAAACTAAATAGTATAAATAACGGAAATTTTGTAATTTGTGACAATATTTGAAAATCATGCTTAAATGTATGTGAATTTTGTGCCAGAAGGCTATTAGAACGAGTTTATTTATCATAGGACATGAAATTATACTAAACGGCACTGTAATTGTATGTAGAGGTTCCTCAACCGTTCTGAACGATACATAAAAAATGTTATTTTTTAGCCTTCTTTGACCTGCTTTTATTTTCCGATTTATCTTGTTTTTCAACATTAGGCCGTCTACCTGCTTTAACACCTTTTATTTTTTCAAAGTCTGAATAGTAATATAGTGCGTCTTTTGAAAGCGGCTTAATATCATAATTGTGCAGACGCTGTTTTATTGTGTTTGTTGAGGTTTGTTCTTCCTCTGCCATTTCAGTTACCGTTATTAATCTAATTCCATTTATCTTCATACACTTAATTTACTCCTTTTTTCGGTTTTTGTCAAGAAATATAACCAAAAGTTACATTTTACTACACAAGTGTTAGTATAAAAACACATGTTTTTTCACTTTTTTGATTTTTTTCTGTTTTCCTATTTGACATTATTATAACTTGCGGTTATATTTACTATAAGAGATACAGAAAACTTAATTTGGAATAATTAAGTATTTCAATCTCTATAATAAACAGTAAGGAGCAGATTATGAAAAAGACAGAGTTTGCATTAAATCAATTTGTGCAGAATGTAGAGAAGATTGTAAATATGTTAAACATGATAAAAAAGCATGTTGTAGAAAATCATCTTGAAAAAGAGCCGGAAAATGTAAATTGGGCAACTGTCGGAACAACTTCCTATGTAATAGAGCAGTTAGAGGAAATTGTTGAAAGTTTGCAGATTAAAGAAAATGCAAATGAAGAAACAAGAGTGGAGAAAATTAAAAAGTTATTTACAGGGACAGAATTAAATATTATTTCTGAAGCGTTAATCGGTAGAAGCATGTCATTATCTGAAAAATTAAATGTCGGAAATGACAGTGGTTGTAATACAGAGTATATCAGAAAATTAAAAATACATCGTGAAGAAGCAGACAAATTATGGAATTTGATAAATTAAAAAATAATAAGAGGCTGCCCAAGTATTACTTCTTGGTCAGCCTCAAAACAAATATCAGGAGAGAGTTGAGGGATTTTATATGACATTACAACAAGCGATTATATTAGCAGATACAGACGCAAGAGAAAAAACAGGACTTGCAAATATAAAGCCGATAATTTCCGATTGTTTTCATGCTTTAAGAGCAGACAGGGGAATTGATGTGGCATTTTGTAAAGTACATGATAATTACTTCATGTTAAAGAGTGCATTTACAAGTCAAATTATTACAATGATTTTTTCATCTGTAAATAATATTTTTATGAATAACTCAATTGAGTATTAAGGGAGATTTTATGAAAGCAATCTATAAAGACAAAGTGCCAACTAATTATATTTTAGATAATGGTACAGTTAGAGTTATCTGTAATGATGATATTGCAGGTCATCGCAAAATTCATTATATGAATGATACTCAAGGCAAAGGTTATATCTGTTTCATTTTTTGGAATAATAAAAAATATCAACTTAGATATTTTGGATTAGTAGCAATTTAATGAAGGGGTAATTTATGACAGTAAATCGGTTGACTTAATTTGTAATAATTAAGTCTTTCAACACTCTATAATAATGGTAAAGGGGAATTAAAATGAAAGTAGAAAAACTAAAAGAGATTTTACAGACTGCACTTGATAATCTGGATTATTTTGATGATGAAGAAGAAATTAAGATGGTAACTAATACTTATTTCATAAAAGATAAAAGTTTATTTATCGGAACTTATGAGGGGTATTTTTCATTAAAAGATATTGAAACAAATGAAACTGAAAATAATTCAGATGATGAAGAATTAGAAGATGAAGATGTATGTGCAAATTGTATGTGCAATCCTTGTGAATGTGCAAAGCAGGGAAGGAACTAAATATGGTTAAATTAAAGTTTAATGATTATATCGCTCCGCAAATGAAAAAGAATGTAATTGCAGGATATAACTGGTGCAAAGAAAATAATACTCATTTTTGCAAAGTAAATACAATGACAGTATCTTTTGATTTTATGTTACAAACAGTCAGAATTTTATCACAGGGATATAGTTTAAATTATAAATATGAAGAGGTGAAAAAATGACAGACACAAATGAAAAAGGCATTATTGAAGTAATTGAAAAAGCAATAAAAAGAGCAGAATGGTATGCAGATAATTTTAAATTTGCTAGAGATTTTCAGAAAAGATTAAAAAATCAATTTTGGAATGTCATTTTTAAATGGTTAAAGACACATGATTTGACAAATGAACAGAAACAAAGTCTTTTAAATAAAGTGCCTGAACAATACAACGATGCACTATGCAATATATCAATTGCAGGGAGTAAATAATGAAAGATATAATCTGTCCAAAATGTGGAAAGCCTGCAACAAGAAATAATGCAATAAGTTATTATCAATTTTCATGTTATAATTGCGGAATTAAAACAAAGTTACATGACAAATTAGAAGACGCATTGAAAGACTGGGAAGAACTCACACAAAAACATATTAAAAAAGACAGCGATAATTCTCCGCAGTATACAATAATTCAAATGGTCAGACAGAAAAACCCAGAGAATGATTTTTTTATCCCGTATCTTAATCCGATAAAAGCAACTGTAATTGAAAAGAAAATGGAAGTTGATTTAATTGATTTTATACTGCCTGAAAAAGCGACAGTCATGGCAGATGAAGA